GCCACCGTTTACAAAACTTACGGATGTAACGCTCAACTTTGCAGATGCAGAATTTATTTCTACAATCAGATTTAACGTGGACCAGATTGCATCTCTATTCAGGGTGCCACCTCATCTTTTAGGAAACTTCGAAAGCTCGAAATTCAACAATCTTGAGCAATTACAGCTTAATTACAAGATAAATACAATCAGACCAATCCACAGGATGTATCGACAGGAACTCGAATTCAAGCTTTTAGAGGAATATGAAAGAATTGATGGAATGAGCATTGAATTTAATACAAACGCTCTTATGGAAACAGATGCAAAAACAAGGGTGGAAAATTACAAAAGCTTGTTTGGAATTGGGGCTATAACGCCAAATCAGATTGCTCGTTGGGAAGGCTATCCAGCATACTCGGGTGGAGAGGACCACTACTTAATGACGAATTTAATGAGCGTGGAGGCATACAACAAGAAAAACGCAACTATGCCAAATACGCCAGCCGAATAACGGATATATATAAAAATAAATAAAGAAAATGATAGAGAGGAGATTTATATCATCACAAGAGGCCGAATTACGTGCATATACGGAAGGCGAACAAAAAACGATTGAAGGATATGCAGCAAAATTCAACGTGGAATCAAGATTGCTATCCGAAAGAGGACAGATATTTAGAGAGGTTCTACTACAAGGCGCTTTCGCAGAGGTTCTTGATAACGATGTTTACTTAACGTTTAATCACAATCAGAATAACGTTTATGCGAGAACAGTAAATGGAACTCTTACTCTTGAACAGGATGAAATTGGCTTGAGGTTCAAAGCTATGCTTAATGACACCACAGGCGCAAATGATTTATATAAAATGATCGAACGAGGCGACATCTTCGAAAATTCTTTCGCATTCGTCGTTGCTACAGGAGGCCAAAATTGGGAACGAACCTCAGATGGAGAACAAATCAGGAGGATCTCGCGAATCTCAAAATTGATTGATGTATCAGCGGTTACACACGCAGCTTATCCAGAAACGGAATTAAAGGTTGCGAGGGGAATTGATGAAATTATGCCGGAAGATGAAAAACCGAAAGCCGATAAAAGATATATAGATGAATCACTTAAAGACCAAATTGGCTACTTGTTTCATCGAAAAAATTAAAGATTAAAATAAATTATTGAATACTATGAAATCAGTTTACAAAATGAAGGAGGAAAAAGACCTCGCATTAAATGAAATGAAAGCTATCGTGGATACAGCTATTGCAGAAGGCAGAGCAAAAGACGAAGCAGAGACCAAGAGATACAACGAGCTTGATGCTCAGGTGAACTCTCTTGAAGCAGCTATCAGGGAATACGATCTTAAAATCGAACTTGAAAAGAGAAGCTTAAAAGCAGAAGATTTTATCAAGAAAGACGAAAAAGAAACTCTATCTCAGAGATTTCTTGAGGCAGTGAATAAAGCTCAGACCGGCCAAATGGTTTCTTTCAAAGCAAATATGGCAGAATTCAGGGCAGAACCACTTATCAGCACCTCTATTACTCAGCAGAACACTCAAATGGGTGGACTTAGCGTTGTAAAGCAGGACGCTAAATCTTTCTTGCAGAATCTTGGTGTAAAGGTGTTTACAGGTGTAAAAGGCCAGATAACTCTTGCATCAGCAGCATCAGTTTCAGCTACATTCCCAGGTGAAAACACTATTGATGTTTCAGCAAATCTTAGCCCAGCATCTCTTACTCTTGCACCAAGACGTTGCGGAATCTCCCAGACTTACACCAAGGAATTTCTTGCAAATGTAAATGACGAGATTGTAAATGATATGCTACTTGAGCTTCAGGATGCTATCTGGAGGAAACTCGCAGAAGATCTATTTACGAATATGACTACAGACGCAGTGGATGCATCAACTAAAATTGCAGGCTCAACACTTGCAGCTACAGACATCTACTCACTCGAATCGGGCATTTCAGCAGCACCAAAAGCACCAGCATTCGTAACATCTCCAAAGGTGGCTGGCTATCTTAAAGGCTTAGCTACTATAGCATCAGTTGCAGGACCCGTTTGGAACGGCAATCCTTATGCTGGTTCTATCGACGGCATCCCAGCATTTGGAACTCCATATGCAGGTGGCGTAACAGCAGAAAAACTATTCTATGGCGATTTTAGCGAAGCAGCCGTGGCTCAGTTTGGAGAAATCTCTATAACAATCAACCCATATACTTATGCAGAATATGGTAAAATACAGGTTGTTGTGGACACTCTTGCAGACACAGGCGTTGTAAATTACAGAGCGTTTAAATGGATCAATGACGTTTCTATAGCTTAATCTCTACAGGACGGATATATAGAAGGGATGGATGATCTATTCATCCATCCTTTTTTATTAAAATAAATGGGCATATGATAAATCGAAAAACAAAAACAGCTTATCCGCTCACACTTGAAGAGGTAAAAAAGCATCTACGTATCGACCCAGATGAATTCGACGATGACAGCTATCTTGAGAATTTTATTCTTAAAGCAGCTACGAGATATTGCGAGAATTTTATAGATAGAGACATTGCTCTTACATCCAACGTGCTTACTTATCCCGATTTCTACGATGAATACTTGAGGGTGGACGAGGGAAATCTTGTTTCTATAGACCATATAATCTCAGATACGAGCACTTTAATTACAGGATATACATATACTCAGGAGGATACATTCTTCGAAATCAGCTTTGATAGCTATATAGATAACGATCCTCTTACGGTTCAATTCACTACAGGATATGAAGAAGGGACTTGCCCAGAAGAGATTATGCAGGCTATCCTCATCAAATGCGGCGATTTATATGATGTGGAAAGAAGCTCTTACACTCTTGGCAGCGCAAAAAAGGAGGCTATTGTGGATAGAATACTTATGCCGTTCAAAGCAATCAGATGGTAAAGCTATGATTTCAGCACTCTTAAATAAAAAGATAGAGATAGAGCACGGGGTTCACTCTACAAATGCAGCGGGAACACCGATCTTTACTTGGGAAACATTTCACGAACCATATGCAAACGTTGTAAATACTTCAAAATCAACGAGATACGAGGATGGCGAATTGCTTACTTTTACTACAGAATTTACAGTTCGCTATAACAGCAAAACATCTCTTGTAAATAACAAATACAGAATAAAATACAATGATGATTACTACAAAATCATACAGATTGTGGAGCTTGAATATAGAAAGACATTAAAATTCATTACGATAGCATTCGAAGATGACGAATAATCAGACATATGATCTCGAAGGGGCCAAGGAGGTTCTTGAGGCACTTGATGCTTTGGACCAGAAGGAACTTGTGAAAATCATCAGATCCGTGGAAAGAAAGGATCTTAATGCGAACATTATCAAGCCATTAAAAACCGCAATCTCAGCATATCCAGAATCGCTCAGAACAGCTATTGGGATAGAGAGGGACAAACAGGAACTCGCAGGATATAGAGCAGGGATAAAAATCGGATCAAGATCTACAGAGACCCCAAACAAGCCCCCACAAGGAATTTTAATCAGATTTCTTGATAAAGGAACAAAGAATAGAACGACGAAGAAGGGATACAACAGAGGGATGATTACGGGAAAGAGAGCTATACAGAGCGCGATAAATAATCAGATTGATGATGTTGTTGGTTTCTTTAACAAAGATTTCGGGGCAGAGGTGGATAAAATTATATCCAGAAAACTTAAAAAAATCAATAAATAATGAGCTTTACGACGGATATACGATACTTGATGACAGCGGATACTTCGCTTAATTCATATTGTGATGGGGGCCTATATTACGAAAACTTGCCAGAAAACTTCGATTTAACAGATACTTGGATCGTTTATTCATTTAACAAATCATCTCAGGTTTCTTGCTTAGGAAGCACAGCAGCTTTAACAGAATACAATTTAACAGTAAAAATCATTTCGCCCAGCACAATCACTCTTGAAACGGTTAGCGACTATATCGTTTCATATCTTAACGGCTTAGAATACAATGAGATAGGGGATATTCAATTTGTTTCAGATAATCACTCCTTAGACTTAGAGAGGAATGTTTATATGAACACTCTTCAATTTAACATCTTATATTTTTAATTTGGATATATAGATATATAAAGAAAATAAAATAAATTTTTAGAAAATGGGAACACCAATACTTTCAAAACAATTCAGTATCGTCTTAGATTCATCAACTTTGGGTTGCGCTACGGACTTCTCTTTAACAGTGGATAAAGATCTTATAGAAATTTCTTGTTTAGATGCGACTTCAAAACAATCAATGCCAGATCTTTACTCCTGGAAGGTGGATTTCTCCGGTATGGTGCTTAGAACAGCAACAGTGGATTCAGGAAAAGCATCAGTGGAAACACTTATGAACTTAATTCTATCCGATGCATCAGTTGCTTGTCATCTTTTGCCAGACGTTTCAGCGAATGCTTACTATACAGGGGCAGGTTATATTCAGAACGTATCAATCAGCGGGGGAACAGGATCACCAGTTACTTTCTCTGCTAGCGTTACAGGATCAGGACCGCTTACAGCAACCGCAACAGCTTAAAAATGAACTACTTATATGATTGAGTTTATCACGTATCAAGGGGAAAAATACCCGATCAGAATTTCTTACTACGTCTTACTTATGGCGCAGAAAGAAACAGGGTTAAAGCTCGAAGAACTTGACAGCAATCTAGAATCGCAGCAATCAATCTTATGGTTTGCTCTTGTTGCAGGACACAAGATGGCGAAAAAGGAGCTAGAACTTAAAAGAGAGGATATTATATGGATCCTTGACGAATCTTATTTAGAGTTTCAGAAGGCGTTATTTCAGTTTGGCAAATCTCTTATAGATATGCAGACGGAATTAATGGAGGAAGGAAAGAGTAAAAAAAAATAGAAACGATTGACGAGATATTCGTCTTAGCATCTTCGAGACTTACACTTACGCCCGATCAATTCCTGGAATATACACCGCAGGAATTGACGGGCATTTTATTTTATCATAGCCGAAATTCAGATAATAAATTAAAGGCAGATTGGGAAAGAACACGTTTGCAGACTTATATCCTTGTAAATCTACAGCTAGATCAAAAGAATAAAATTTCTTACGATAATTTCAAAAAGGATATATGGCCGTTTGGATGGGAAAAGGAGGTTGTAAAAGAAATAGACTTAGAACAAATTTTTACTTATGATGATTGGATGAACTTGCTTAATAAAAAGAAGAATTAATTCTTGGGGATATATATTAAAAGGAAAATAAAGAATTTACTATGGCAATTTTAGCGGATCTTATGCTTAGACTTAGAGCCAATTCAGCAGATTTGCAGAAGGGATTGGATCAATCAAGCAAAAAGGTTAAAAATTTCGAGAAAGAAAATCAGAGCATTTCGAAGGGAATTAAAGCGGCTTGGGGGCAAATCGGACTTGCTATAGCAGGGGTTGCAGGGGTCTTGAAAACAGCAGAAAAAGCGATCAATTCCACGCAATTAACAGGGGATAAATTTGCAGCAATGACTGGTGGATTAAAAGAAGCAACAAATGCATTTGCACGATCTCTTGCAAACTTGAATTTCGATAATCTTATTAAAGGGCTTACAGATGCTTACAAAGCAGGAAAAGCTTATGTGGAGGCACTTGACGATATAGCGGATAGACAGAGATCTGTATCAATTTCTTCGAAAGAAACACAGCTTGCTATAAAAAAGCTCGAGGCGGATTTAAGAAACACTTATTTAACAGAGGATGAGAGGCGAGCGGTGGTGGAGGAGATAAATCGACTTACAACAGAGCAATTCCTTAGAGAACAAAAACTTGCCGAACAATCACTTCAAGCAGAAAAAGATAGATTAAAACAGATATACAACATCACGGATGCACAGGTGGATATGATGATCAATTATATTAAGAACTATAATGATCTCGACGCGGTGCAGCATTCATCTATTGCGACAGCAATGAAAGCGAGAAAGGCGTATGAAAAGGCATCTGGTGCAGTTGGGGCATTTGACGAGGAAAGAAGGGTGGTGCGAACGAGAGAAGCTTATGAGGCATCTTTGGTTGGTTTATCAGAGCAGGAAAAAGCTTATGTGGAACTTGGAACAGTGATCAACGGGGTCTTGGACGAGGAAAGGGATCAGATCGCGAAGGTGATCACAGGTTGGCTTGACGCACAAATCGCCTTACAGGAATACTATAATAAAGCGGCGAGAGTTGAAAATAAATTGGACGGGGAGGCAGAAAAAGCTCGAGCAGAATCTCTTAAAGCACTTAAAGAGGAAAATGGAATAATTCCAGTTTCATTCGAGCATCTTAATCCTAAGCCATTAGATACCAATACGTTAATGCCTACGCAAATGGCTGAAACAGAGCCACCAGATTTCAGCAGCACAAAAACAGCTTGGGAGGATTTAGGGGAAACAATTCACGATTTTGGCGGAAGAATATATCTTGAAATGGATGCTCTTAAAGATCAAACTTTCTCTTTAGGAGAGGCCTTATATTCGAGCGTTGCAAATGCGATGAGTGGTTTAACAGAAACTTTAGCAGCAGGAGCAGACAGTTTCAAAGAATATGCTCAGAACTTAAAAAAAGCAACAAAAAGCATCGTTGGAGATCTTATATCGCAGGCCGTTGCAGCTATGGTTTCGGGGGCATTAAAAGATTGGGCAACGGAGGTGCCGTTTGGATATATTCTCGCACCAGCAATGGCAGCACTTGCAGGAGGTTTAGCAAAAACAGCATTTAATTCGATGATACCAGGATTTGCAACAGGAACAAACTTTGCACCCGGAGGACTTGCACTTGTTGGGGAGAGAGGGCCGGAACTTGTTAATTTGCCGATGGGATCAGCAGTTTACAATAACAGATTGACACAGAGCGCCTTAACAGGTGGTGGAGGAATGAACATTACAGTGGATGGGGTGATCAGAGGCAACGACTTAGCACTTGTGCTTAGGAGAGCGGATACTATAAATTAATTTTGGATTATGGCTTGGGCAGAAAAATATAATTTAACTTTTAGCGATAACAGAAGCATTCCTTGGTATGTAAAAATATACGAAGATGGATTTACGGGAGACCCGAGCATCTTACAAGGAGCAGCAGATCCGCTTATATTTAATTTTGTGAACGAAGGAGACGATTTATTCTCGCCGTTTAGAGACAGCAGGGTAAAAATTAACGTGGTTTCTCGAAGAAACTTCGAATACTTGCCGCTATATGCAGACGACGATTTTACTTATAAAATAAAGATATTCAAGAACGATACTTCTACACTTTATTGGCAGGGGTGGCTGGATTCGCAAAAATATGAGGAGGAATATGACGTCGCGCCGAGCATTATAACTATATCTGGAACAACAGGATTAGCACTTTTAGACGATATAGAATACAAGGACGGAAGCATTTACTATGACGGAAGAAAACTTCAATCAGAAATAATTCTCGATATACTTGACAAAATTGGATACG